CCCATCAGCACCAAACAAGCTGCCAAGCTCTGATGCTGTAGCAGCGTAGTTCTCGCCAGTCATTTCTCCAAAGGCGCGAATAGCGTAAAGCGAGCGACCGGCCTCTGAGCTTGCCCCAGATACATTGGCATATAGGTTGGCGCGAATTGTACCCATTTGGTAAAACCTAGCCATTGCCGCGTCACGCTCTGGCCCCGCTGGCAGTTTACCAGCAGCCGCCGCTAACTCGTCTGTCTCTTTTGTAATTTGGACAATTGCCAACATACCGCCAACCAGTTCCTCTGGCTTGGCTGTTTGACCAGCTTTTCGCGTTAGCCACTCTGTCAAAATGTTATCAATGCCCTGTTCCTCAGCGGCTTTCAGCATATCATTAAAATTTATTGTGCCGCGCCGGGCTTGTTCAAACAGTTCCTTGTTTGCGTCTTTGAGCCTAGCCATATAATCAGCCATCTCAAACTCGCCGAGGTTCTCAGCGATGCGCGGAAAGTTAATACCCTTTTTATATTTACCGCCGGTCAAAAGATCGACAGTTTTCATTTCATCTTCGGTTGCTGGTCTAATAATTACCTGACCGCCAATCTCTTGGATTGGCTTGTCTGGCAAAGGCGGCAAAATCTTTTCTTCTGCTTTTTTAACGCGCCCAGCCACACCCTTAACAATTCCAGTCACTGCATCGCCTATGCTCGCGAGCTGGATTGGCTGCGGCTCCTCAACAGGCGTGATCATCTCAGGTGTAACCTCTTGCTCAGTCGCAAGAGTATCCAAAGCCACAGTGGCATCAGGTGTCGGCTCTGCCAGCGTCTGACTGGTTGTGCCAGTCAGGATATCTAGCTGCTCTTCTGTGACTGTTGGTATAGCCATTGTTTATTCCTTTACTTGCGGAACTGTTCCGGCAGCTCTAGCTCTTCTTCAGCACTAAGCTCTGCTGGCGGCTCACCAAAATAGGCAATGTCTAAGTAGTTTTGCCTATTTAGTGGTATCTGATATTTGTTCATCAACTGCACCACCGGGTCGCTGCCAAGTTGGGGGGTTGATGCGGCCTGCTCGTTGTTCGACTGCATTTCTTGCCTCATCTAAAGTCACCTCACCTTTTCTGTATTTGTACCATATATTGTTAATATCCTCTACATTCTTGGCCTGACCCTTGAACTTGTCAGTAAACAAGCCGCGCACAGCTTCCCAAGTTATAGACTGCATCTCTCTAGGCAACACGCCCCGCTCTGCGGCGGCTCGCCGGTATGCTTCGGCATATAAACCATAGTTGCCTTGGACGCCAGTTTTTGCTGAGTTCTTTGTCGCCCCGAACCAATCAGCGCCTTGCTTTACTTTTTCAGGACTGCTGCCAAAATTGTGGTGAACTTCTGTGGCTTGCCCTGACAAAGGTCTTAACAGAGCTGCCGCTACAGCGTGTGTGTCAATAGTCACATCGCCATTCGGGCCGTTGGGGTCAAGGATGTTGTTGTAAAAACTGCGTACCTTATGCTTTGTCCCCATAAGTGGCGTCAAGATAGTTTTATCGCCGCCACTTTCAAAAGCAGACACAGCCTTTGAAATCTCTGATATTGAACCCCAACCGGTGCCTTTTGGTTTGCCGCCTGCTGTCAACGCTGTGCCAATAAAATCACCTTCTGGAGAAACAATTTGGTGGCTTCTATCGGCATATGTCTCATCATGTAACCGCAGCCAAATAGCTTTTTCTGCTGGCAATTCAAGCTCTGATAACTTTTTATTTGAGATAGCTTTTATTATTGCTTGGTCTTTTGGTTTCTTAAATTTCTCTAAGCCAGTTTTTAGCATCTCTTTGGTGAATACTGTGTCTTGCTGGTTGCTCATAATATCAAGCACACGCTCACCAAGGCTCACATTCATGTACCAATCTTTTTGCGGCGATAACGCAGCAAGAACCCCGGCAATAGAACTGTCAGGCAAGTCATACTTTTGAGACCATTTATCAGTTATGGCTCTCGCGCCATCATACCAGAGCTTTGATCTATCTCTTGTCTCGCCCGGCACTTTATCAAAAATCCATAACAGATTGTTCTTGGCGTGTTCAATAAACGCCTCGCTAGCCTGATCTGCTGGCAAAGCCGCTTCAGCCTCTGTCATATTAGGATAGTTTTTGACAATCCCAACATTGTGATCAAACACTTTAGGATCGGCTTTTAATTCTTCAAAACCAATTTGCAATGGCTGCGCTATTGGGTCTTCTGTTGCAGCTTTAGCGGTAGGCAATCTAGTTGATATTCTGTTTGGGTTTGCTTCAGCTTGTCTCGCCCCGCCAATTAGCTTCTGACCAGCCACAATAGCCTCATCGACCATCTGGGTAGGATCTACACCCATACCAAGCGTAACGCCGCTCTTGGCGTCTTCTAGCCGCGCTGGCGCGCCTGCTACATACTCGCCCGTTGCTTGTGCGCCTTTCTTAGCGCCAGCACCAAACCCAAGAACCTCGCCAACAGCAGCGCCTTGTTTCAAGCCTTGTTTGGCCTCATCGCTAATTGGCAACATATCAACGCCAGCATTATAAAGCTCAAACGCTTTCTCTGACCCAATGACGCCAGAGATGCTGCTAAATCCTTTTAGGAACTCCTCAATGCGGCTACCCTCTTCGGCAGTCGCCGCCTGCACACCACCCTTAACCAGAGCCGCAATATCAGGAACAGCAGTCACTGCGCCAATAGCAGCGCCGGGAACTACACCGCCCATAGTACCAGCGACTTCTGCCTCAGTCACTGGCGCACCGGCAGCTTGTGACAGCGCGTAGATGTCAGGCCTTACACCGCCGCCAAACACATCAGCCACACCCAAAGTCTCGCCGGTTGGGTCGATGCTTTGCGCCGTGACCGTGCCGTCCTCTTGCATAACAGCGTCAACCTCAAGCCCAGAGTTCTTGAGGTAATATGTTTTGTCCCATTCCCGCTCTAGGTTCATTACTGCGATCCTAATATTGTAAATGATTTCTTGAGACCATCGGCCTCTCTTGGATCAAACTTTTGATCAGATACAGCTTGTGTCAAGGCAGACTGAATGTCTTGCCAATCGCTGTCACGATCAACAGAATAGCCAAGCCCCTTCAGTTTCATTGCAAGACCCTTAACAGCAACGCCAGCTTGGCTGACTTGTTGTGGTGTGTAAGCTGCTTCGGCTTGCATTTCTCTTACGCGCTTGATCATAAAATCCATACGATCAAAAGCCGGGTCACGCCTTACAGCAAGGATCAATTCATTTTTTAGCTTTGCAATTTTTTGTTCCGCCTCCCTTTCTTCATCAGTAAAACTAGCCCTGTTTGTTGTTGGATAACCCAATTCATTTTTTGCATAATCCATTGCGGTTGCAAAATCTACATTACGCTGCTCTTTAAGTTCTCCTAACAAACGCAAATGTGTACCAGATGAAATCTGCCTATTTTTAGCAGCCGTGTTAATATCTTCAAAAGTTAATTGGTAATTTAGTGCAAGACGATTAAGGCCAGACACAACCTCTGCATCATCTACCCCGCCCTCAGTGTGAATAGCAGACGCGATGCTTTCATACTTAGCACCATCCAGTTCTCTGAGCCTGCCAAGCAAACCATATAAGCGATCTGTTTCACCTCTGATTTTTGCGTCTGTGATTTCTGGCAACAGATCATCAACGGCATCAGTGCGCTTTCTTCTGTTGGCTGCTTCGACTTGCGCGTCTCTGCTGCGTTGTTTGTCAGCCAAATCAATAGACAGCTTTACAGCTTCCCTGCGCTCCTCATCATTCATATTGTTAAGAATGTCTTGGATGTGCGGATCACTTACCTGCTTGCCCAGCAATAGATCGTCAGTGTTCTTGATTGGATTTTCTAAAACAAAATCTGCAACCGCGCCTGTCTTTAACTGCAAAACCTTTTTATCAAACGCAGCAAGCCCCTGCTTTACCAGCGCTTTGTCGCCAACATAATATCCATCAGTGGCAATTTTTCTTCTTAAAACATCTAGCTTTTGATCAATCGTAACAACCTCGCCGGTTCTCTGATCAAATGTTGTGCCAGCTTTAATTTGTTCTGCAACAAGCTCGTTAATAATCATGTCCATTGAAGCAAGCGCAGCAACTTCTTGTCGCTTCTCAGCCTTCTTTGCCAGTGACTGCGAGTGCGACAGCAACGCCGTGTTACCCACAGTTGACATAGACGCTTGAAACTTTGACCCGGCGGCAGGGTTTAACTGATACAGATTGCTAGAATAGCCTGAGATTAGGCCATTGATCTTGGCGCTAAGTTCAGTGGCTGGCATATCTGTCTGTTCTGCCTCAAGCCGCAAGGCAGTCAGCGCCTTACGCGCCTCCATCTCAGACTGGTCAATAATAACATCAAGCGATGTTTTCCGCGCACTGCGCCCAAACACCGTGTAATCATCGCCGGGCAGCATTTCCGAAATGTCTGCGCCCTCTTTCTTAGCCTCATCTAGCTGCGCCTGCGTTGGCGCGTTCTCAGCGCCGTAACGTGCGCCCTCTGCCAAAGCGGCAAACTCTGCCGTCTTTGTGACGTATTGCGACATTACATCCAAGCCGCGTGATACTTCCCTAAACACGCCAGCCTGCGCACGGCCAGCGACAGTCAGGTCAACGCTTGGCATTGACGGTATTGCTGCGCCTAGTGGGCGATATCTAGGAAGCTCTGCCATTAAATAGCCCCTGCCGGATATGACGCCGCGTATGGACTAAGTGTTGTTGTACTTGTAGTTGCCGCCGCTGCTGGAGCGCCGCCAATCAGGCTCTGCGTTGCATAAGCGCTGCCAAACGCAGTAGCCGCACCGACAAGCCCCTGCATTGTTGCGCTTCTGGCGGCAGACATAAGTTGGCCTGCCTTCATCTCGCCGCCGCGTCTAGCAATAACCTGACCCTCGCGTGTCGTGTAAAGCTCCTCTGCGCCACGCGCTAAAGCAAACTGATTAAGAGCCTTGGCGCTGCCGCTGAAGGGATCAATGCCGCCAGCGCCTGCTCTGGCGGTAATAGCTGACTGTGTGCGCAAGATGTTGTCCAGAACTTGCACACCCTGCTGCTTATACTTGAGCGCCTCTTGTGCGCCCTGCATCCGCGCCATAGTCGCCTGCGCCGCGTAGCCTTTAGCCTGCGCTCTTGCGGCCATCATGCCAGTGACGGCTTGAAGCCCGGCAACCGCATATAGTGCCGGAGCCGCAGCCGCTGATGTCATTACTGCTGTTACTACTGGTGCCATCTTATTGTCCTACACTAACTTTGTAATCGAGGCCAAGCAGCGTCATTTTTAATGGCACGTCTTGACCGATTGTGATTTGACCATCGTAAGTATAACCTAAAATGCCGTGCAATGTCTTTAACCCAGTAAACTCTTGCACTGCGCTGTCAAGAACGCTTGTGCCAAAGTTTCTGAACGACACAGACTTGCCGTCAATCGTCAGTGATTGCGTGGCAAACAATTCAGCATTTACTTCAAAGATACGCTTCTTAAATCCTTTGAGCGAGCCGCTGGCTAGGTTAGGCTCAACCGGCAGCGTCTTGATCTCCGGCGTAAAGTTAAGACCAATTTCGTAGCTGCTGGTAGCTGGCCGGGCAAATGTAACAGTGTAGGGTGACGCCGGTACAACTTGCGTTGGCTCATGAACGCCATCGCGGATGATGTCAACTGTTTTAGCTTCAAGATGCGTCACATTGACTGAGCTTGCCGCGCCGCCGACTAATGCGCAGTCAACCAAAACATCTGGGTCGAATAGCTCAACATAATAAACAGCCGCGCCATTTACTGTGCGTTTAACCACAGTGTAAATGTCGTCAACATCAACGCCGATATTTATAAACTCGCCATCTGTCGTCCATTCTGACGGCGCGATGACATTCTGACTGCGCAGCAAAGTATAACAGGCAATCGAGCCATCATCGCCATTCACGATCATCAGTCTGTCGCCCTCATCTGTTGATGTGGCGACACGCACAGCCATTTCCTCTGGTGATCTCAACAGATGCGATGACAGCAGAGAAATCTTAGCTGACGTGTAAGCCTGCACCGTGTCACTAAACAGGAACTCTTGCAGAGCCTTGCCTTGACGCTGAACAAACAAAGTCGAGCCGTCCACATTTTGCAAGCGGATGCCCGGCTTCATGCCAAACGCCGTCTGTTTCTTAACAATTAGATTGCTTGGCGTGATTGGCGTGTCTAGCGTTTGCGGCACATAGAACTCAGCGCCTGTCGTAAATATCTGCAAATGACGGCCAGAGTAAAGATCAACAATTGCGTTGAATGTGCCGGTGTCTAATGTCGCCTCAACCGCGTCATCGTCAAGCGCTTCATTTGGGCTAAAGTCAAAGAAATTTGAAACCTTTGATCCCCAGATTGTTGACGGCCTTGCTTTGCTGCCACCAAAAAACAGCCTGCCCTCGTGGAATGTCACGCTGCGAGGCCAACCGCGTGTCGTTGACCACACATCTTCATAGCCGTGTTCAGTCTCAAAATTACCGGCAGTAATTGCGCTGGTATCAAAGAATGGCGTTTCAGTAAAAGCCTTAACCTCAGTGTCGCTGACAAACTCAATGACACGCGCACGACCAAAACCATTTTTGGCGACAATGTATTCATCAACCATAGCAGCGCCAAATGCCTTAATTTTATAGCTGCTGGCGGCGGTGGGTTGAGTATCCCAAGCCGGTGTGACTGTCGCAACCTTAGTAGCCGCAACATAGCTTTCGATGTGCCGCGATTGACCAACGCCGGGGCCAGCCGTGATTAAAATGAAAAAGCCAGAGCAAGCATCATCAGTAGTGTATGAGGTCGCGGCCTTTAATGTGATTGTATCAGCGCCGCCACCTTGCGCTGTTCCAGTGTCTGTCGTTACGGCAGACGCGGTCAGCGTGATATTGCCGCTTGTAGCGCTTGGCGTAACTGTATAATCCGGCTCATGTGTGTCAAATAGAAACGCATATTTGGGGATGTAATCAAACGCGATAACGCTGGCCGTCCAATCACTGTCAGTCGCGCCGCGCACAATCTTGATTGGCGCTAAATCTTCATGCACCACAATGACAGTATCGGCTGACTGCACCCAATTCATTTCTGGCAGGATTGCGCTGGTGAGGCTGGCGACAGTCAAATAGTCATTGCCGCTGCCATTAATGTCAGTGATTAACACGCCATCCTTAAACACATACATTTTGCCGGGCGTGAATACCAGCATATAGCTGTCGGCGATGCTAAACTCAAACGACACCATCCGCACCGCGTCAGCAGCGCCGCTGTCTAATGCCGTAATGAACTTGCTACCATCACGCCGCTTCGCGCCGCCCTGCGGCTGGACTGTGATGTTACGCGCTGTAGACAGGCCAGACTTGTACTGAGCCAGATCAGTACGCGCTCTTAGCTTTGGATCGAGTTCGCCAGCCGTAAAATCATTTTGTATCTGGATGATCCGGCTCATGCTAGAACCTTATGTCTGAAATCGGAAACTCTTGGATTTGCTGCGCTGGTCTGTCAGCGCCGTCAATGTTGATGGCTACGCGCACCAGACCGCCGCGCATATTCTCAGCGACTGAGCCGTAAGCCTTGGTGTGATAATATTCGGCCTTTGTCGTCTGATCTGTGATTGGCTCGGCAAACTCAGCCGCCAGCGCAGTCTTTAACAGCCGTACAAAATAAGGCGGGAATAGGGCAGGCTCTGGCCGGAACTGGTAGTCAATCCAGATTTCTTCATAATCAGCAAAGATACCATCGCTGTAAATCTCAAACTCGCGCACCGACCTCGCGCCGACATTGCCATTGTTAAATACGGCCTTTGGATTGCCGAGGATATCGCCGGGCAAGGTAAAGTTATATCTCCATTCGTTAGTCGGGGCAGCGACAAGCCGCGCCAGCTTTACTTTTTTAACCGACCAAGAATAAGCATATTGCATTAGAAGAGTGTCGCGCACATCGCCGTAAAGACGATCTGCGACTTGCGCCTCATCAGTGCCATCGGCGAATGATGAGAGCGGAGCCGCCCCAAGCATAATTAGTGCTTCAGAACATATTGATAGTTTGGTATCACCGGACGCCATTGAGCCACTCCAAGAACAGGGAAAGAGGGGCTGGTTGCCCAGCCCCGCTCAAATTTAGTCAGCGTCAGCGACTGAAACAGTCGTGCCGTCTGATACGTCAACAACACCAGATGCGTTTGACAGAACAACAACAATTGACATTGTTGGGGTCGCGCTGTCGTGAACAAAGATCACATCGCCGACTGCCAGAGTGTCTGACAGGTCATTGAAATAACCTTCGGTGTTCACAGTCGCAATCGCGTCTGCTGATGTGTAGGTGTACATTGATGGTGCGTTGCCTTTTTTAGCTGCACCGATCACATTCCATCCTGCTGAAGAGAAAGCCATTTTTTAATCTCCTTCCTATTCAGTGCAAGAAATGGCAACGATACCTTCGGCATCAATGGCAACCGCGCCTGCGGAGAACATTGAAGACACAAGGAACGATGTCTTTTCTGGAACGTAGTTGATCTCAGACTTTTGGTTCATGCCGATACCAACGCCAACTGCATCGCGGTGGAACGCAAAGCAAGTGCGGGTTGATGGAAGCGGCAAGCCGCCTTCGTCACGATCACCAAGTGTCACGAACTTGAAGCCCATAAAGGTGTCAATGTCACCCTGTACGAGAGCTTTGACTGATGCAAAGTCTGCACTGGTAACCTGAGTTTCACCTAAGAGGCCAGCAAGGGTGTTGGCGTGGATGAGCATACAACGCCCTTCCATTGGTACGTTACCGGCATCGAGCAGCTTCTTAGCTTCAATCAGCTTCTCAATGTTCATGTTTGTACCAGCACCACCGATTGATGTCGCAACAGTCAGTGATGTACCTGATGATGCAAGTGCATCAATGGTCAACTGATCCATCCGGCGACCGATAGCGGCACCAACGACTTGCACCAATTCACGGCGCTCGTCAAAGTTCACCTTCTGCTGTGAGAAGATATCTGAGTATTCAGCAGCAATGTAATCTGACATTGTGGCTGTGACCTGTGAGTAAGTCACATTCAATGGAGTTACATCGGTCTGCGGAACACGAACAGTTGCGGTGCCTTTTCCGATCTTCGGAAACTTCACCTGATTGCCTTCGACATTTGTCCGCTCGCGAGTTAAGCCAGCCAGAGCGCGTGACGCTTGGTATGCCTGCTTAACCTCGGCATCGAACAACTGCACAAAAGCATTGGAAATGCCTACTGCCATTTTCCTAGTTCCTTTGTAAAAGTTAAAACACGATTTGACGCCTAGCAGGTATCCTTTCGGGCTGCGGCTTGGGCATATACGCTACGCCCCCAAGCGTTTTGTAACAGGTCGAAAGCCGATTGTCTGTCAAGGGTGATTTTATAGAAAAATGCGACAGTTGTAAACAACTGCCGCACTTTGGTTAGATTGCCGAATATTCTTGGCTGCCGTAAACCTGCTCAAACATTTTTTCGACCTTGGCGCGATACGCCGGGTCGCTGTTATATTCGGGCTTACCTACCATCGCCATCAACTCTTCCTTAGATGGTGCGCCGTCAATTGGCCCAACATCAACAGGGATAGCTTTGTCGCCGTAGTATGAGCGAACTTTTTGCAGAGCGCGGATGCCTTGGGCTGTACCGCCCATAATCTTAAACTCTTCAAAGTCAGCCTCAGACCAGACGCCCTTGCGGACTAAGCCCTGCGCCCAGTCAGTCATTGACTTAATGGTTGCATCGGCATTGTTTCCTAGCTTCTTATATTCTTCCTCAAATGAGACTTGAGCTTGTTCAGCTTCAAGCTGAGACATACTAATAAACTTAGAAGCCAAATCCTCAAACGCAGATTGGCTAATGCCATTTTCCTTCGCCCAGTCTCGATAAGCCGTGAAAAGCTCATCATCGTCACCAATGCCTGCATCTTTAAATACAGCGTCATCATATTTTTCTGGAGCCTTGTGCTTGCCCTGCGAAAACTTTTTTTGCAGTTCGTTGTAAGATTTGACAAGATTTTCAAGGTCTGGCCCTTCTTCCTCGTTCCAAAATTTATCGGGATACCAATCT